GTTATTAGTTAGATTCTCTGATTCTGAAGATGCGGTAAATTGGACACCATCTGCAACAAACTCAGCAGGAGGAGTAAGATTATCTTCAGGTAGTTTAATAATTGGTGCGCTTAAAACAAGACAAGAAATATTAATTTGGACAGACGCAGGTATCGTGTCAATGCGATTTGTTGGAGCGCCTTTTATATTTAGTTTTAACGAGGTAGCTAACGGCATGTCAATGGCAAGTCCTAATGCCGCGGCTACTGCGAGTAATGTTGTTTACTTTATGGACAACGGTGCATTCTACCAATATGCAGGTTCTGCTCAAAGGTTGCCTTGTACTGTGTTAGATCATGTTTTTGGAGACTTTAATCAAGGTCAATCGTTTAAAGTATTTGCCGCACCAATACCTGATCATAATGAGATTATTTGGTTTTATCCAAGTGCCGATAGTGATGAGATAAATAGATATGTATCTTATAACTATTTAGAACAATCTTGGGCTATAGGCACAACTAGTGATGGCTTTGCAAGAACTGCATGGAATCCTGCTTACATATTAGGATCGCCTATAGCGGCAAGCAAATTAGATACAACTGATTCAAACTTTTTATTTAATCATGAGACAGGACATAGTGCAGATGGAGAACCTTTTACTGCATTCATAGAGTCATCTGATTTTGATCTTGATCCAGATGGCGAAAAATACATGTTTGTATCTAAGCTAATACCAGACTTGCAATACAGAGGAGCATCTACTTCAGACAGTACGGTAAACTTTATATTTAAAGGCAGAGATTATCCTTTGCAAAGTTTATCTACAAAACAAACTGTAGCAGTCACGCCCAACTCTACGTTTATAAATACTAGAACTAGAGCAAGACAGACCGCAATAAGAATAGAAAATAATTCTAATGATTTTGGTTGGCGATTAGGTGATTTGCGATTAGACCTTAGACAAGATGGGAGAAGATAATGGCGGCAAAAACATCTGTACCTTTACCGATACCATCCCCAGAATATGATCTTGAAGATCAAGCAGTTACAAGAAGACTGACAGAGCAAGCTATACAAGACATCAATGCAGACTCTGGTAACTTACAAACATTACAGCAATCAGTAATTAGTAAATCAGTTAGAAGACATCAGTTTTTATTAATGGGTGGATCAAGTGTCTGATAGTTTAAAAGTATTAGGACAGGTTGCTCCATCAGCAACAACAGAAACAACACTATATACAGTGCCAGATAAAAGCCAAACAACAGTAAGTTCTTTAGTAATATGTAATCGATCAGGATCGGGCGTAACTTACAGAATAAATATATCGGTAGCAGGCGCAACAACAAGCAATAAAGAATATATTTTTTATGATAAAGCATTAGCGGCTAATGCTACCGAGGCTCATGTAATAGGCATAACTTTAAATCAAGCAGATGTAGTTAGAGTCTACGCAAGCTCAGCAAACCAAAGTTTTAGTTTGTTTGGATGCGAGACAACAGAGGAAAGATAATATGGACTTAAGACAGCAAGCTAAGAACGTAGCCAATCAAGGCAGATTCGGAGACAGTATGTTGTTGCACGTTAATCCTGTTGAAATGAAAGGGCTAGCGTCAGCCATGCCTTTAACTATAAATCCAGAGACAGGACAACCAGAAGCGTTCTTGCCATTCTTAGCTCCAATCTTAGGAAGTGTTTTAGGTAAAGCTTTACTACCAACATTGCTTCCTAATTTACTAGGAGGTAAAGCATTGCTTGCTAGTGCGATAGGTTCTGGTTTGGCTCAGACTGCCGCAACAGGAGATGTAAAGAAAGGATTATTAGCGGGTCTAACAGGATTTGGAGTGGGTAAATTTTTAGAAGGGGTAGGTGGTGCGGCTAGTCAAATTAGTGGGGAAAAATTAGCTGAAGGTGCTTTGCAACAAGCAGGCGTACCTTTAACCACAGATGCGGCACAAAAAGCTATTACAGATGCAGGGGCAAGAAATTTAGCTAGTAGTGCAAGTATTGCCACTCCGGGAGCATCGCCTACTTTAGGGGAAACATTATCACAAACAATAAATCCAGATATCGCTCCTGCGACTAATTTAAATGTAATGCGTAGTGTCCAAGAACTAGCTCCAAGTTTTGACGCTAAGTCTTTAGACTTTACACAAATGGCGCAAGATTTACCTAATTTACAAATAGGAGCAGAAGCTACATTGCAAACTTTGTCTGATCCTAGCGTGTATATTCCGGCAGGCATAGGAATGGGAACTACTGGAGCAATGATATCTCAAGAAGAGTTTGACGAGTATTTTGCAAACGCACCTGAAAGAGAAAAAGAAAGATTAAGACAATTGATGGCGATG